AGACGATCACCTTAACATTGACGACAATGTACAAGGTCAAGTAGTAGGTTCAGCATACGCTGAAGGTCACGATGGTGACACTTTAGAAGGATGGAAAGACGAGTTCTATTCAAGAGAGGGTTATACCCAAATCTTTAAGACTCTTGTTCCATTGTTCTCAGGTACAGCATTAGCGACACGTTATCGTGGAGTATCTAATGAATACATGAGAGTGTATCAAGAAAAACTTATGGAACATAAGATGGATCTTGAACACGCTTTCTTATTCGGTATGGGTACAGATGATAGCACAGCTGGTGGACCATTACGTAGAACATGGGGGATCTTACCATATACAGAATCATACGGAAAAGTGAAAACTTTCTCATATGCTTCTGCAACTTACGATGCATTCGTAGATGCTATGGAAGATGTATTCGCACCAGAATCTGGAAACAGTGGTGAGAAACTTGTTCTGTGTTCAAGAAAAGTTCTATCCTTCTTTAATAAATTAGGAGGGAATTCGTTCTTAGGTAATATGATGGCTCAACAAGTAGACAGTCAACGAGTTTATTCTGGTGGTTCTGGATTTGATATACAGAACATTAAAAATGAATTTGGTATGGCAGTAACTAGAATTTCTACTATTTATGGTGGAATTAACCTAGTAGCTGAACCACTATTCAGAAACCAGCATGAAAACACTGCTATTATGATCGATCTAAACAACGTTGCTTACAGACCGTTAGAAGGTAATGGCGTATCAAGAGATACTCAAATTATCACTAACATCCAAGGCGATGGTGTTGATGGAAGAAAAGACATGATTCTTACAGAAGCAGGTCTTGAAATTTCATTACCAGAAACACATACTGTGTTACAATTTGTAGCATAATAATAACGAGGGGGATGAAATATTCCCCCTCATTTAAAAAAGGGGATAGGTATGAATTTTAAATTTGATAGTAAAAAAATAAAAGCAGATATGACTGCTAATTTAGGTTATGCACAAAAAGGTGCAACAAAATTTGTAGACACTGTAAAAGCGGGTGGTCAAGAAGCAAAATCAATGTTTAACAAATCGTCAGCAGGAAAAAAAATAAATGCACACGGTAAAGGAATGATGAATAGTAAAGTAGGTCAAAAAGGTAAACAGCTTCTTACTTCTGGAATAAACTTAGCTAAGAAGAATCCTAAAATAGCTGCTGGTATTTTTGTTACTACTGCTGCAGTGGGTGTTGGTAAGAAAATTAAAAAAAGAAGAAATTACTAATGACTGTTGTAACTAGAGCAGCTAAACAGTTGATTAGCCTAGCAAAAGGTAAGAAAAAATCTCAAAGAAGATTAAACGATCTACAAAACTATTCCGAGATTTTAAGTTTGAATAAAAAAGCTGGAACTAGTCAAAGACTGTATAACGAAACTGGTATGCACAGTGTTTGGGATGTTCTTAAAAAAACAAAGGTTAAATAACGATGAGTTTTCAAACAGATATAGAAGCTATAACGGGAAGCATTAGTAGTATTACTAGCGAAGCTACTCAGTATTTAAGAGAAGGTGTTAAGCAGCTTACTAAACTTCTTATGAGTAATCCTGAGATGAAATTGAGATTAACTCAATTATCACCAGCACTTACTAACTCTTCTCCAACCTTTACTATGGCTAACGTATTACATATTGTAAGTGTAACTAGATTAGATGCAGATTCGAATGGACAAGCTAGAGAGTGCTTAGAAATACCAGAGTATAAAGTAGGGCAATACTTAGATGCTAATAGTATATACTACACTAGTAAATTAGATCCTAAATATTATGTAGCTGATAATATATTAAATGTATTACCAGTACCTACTGCTAATCAAACTGCAAAAGTAAGACATATTACACCAGACGATACAATAGTATATAGTGAAAGTAGCATAGATAATTTTCCATCAGAATTGAATAGAGGTGTTGTATTATATGCCGCATCAGAGGTTCTTAGAAAATTTCTAAATAATAAAAACGCTACTTTGGTAGCTTTATCATTACAAGATGTTGCATCGCCTTCATCCCCAAGTTTAGAATTAATTACATATTCTGGACCAACTAATTCAGATGTAGGTAATGGTGCTAGTGCTAGTTCAGTTTCTAGTGCCACAAATGTAGTTGCTTCTAGTAAAATAGGTTTAGGAGCAGCACCAAGTTATGATAAATTACAAAGTTATACTTTAACAAGTATCGGCGGTATGGGGACTTTAGATTTAACTGGTATATCTATACCTACCTCTAACCTTGGTTTGTCCATAGTGACCTATTCTGGGCCTTCTAATAGCGATGTTGGTACTATTAGTGATACAACTGTATCATTTAGTACTGCTATTACTTCGGGTAATAAAGCAGATGTATCACCTGCACCTGAATATATTAATCCTGCTAGTAGTGTAGATTTTGCTAGTGGTGGAGTATCTGTAGATACTTTCTTAGGAACTGAAGATGTAGAATTGGCTTCAGTAGCTTTACAAAAAGAACAACAAAAATTACAAGATTATCAAGCTGATATACAAAACAATTCTGTAGATTTTAATAGTAATGTAGAAAAATTTAGAGCAGATAATCAAATGTCTTTAGATAAAGTACAAAGAGATTTACAATCAAGTGTACAAACAGCACAATTAGATCTAGCTGAAGCACAAGCTGATGCACAAATAGCTGCTACTAAAAAAGATAGACAGTTTGCAGAAAAGTCTCAAAGATTAATACAGAACGCTATCCAGAGTATGTCCGCAGCAATTAAAGAGAATGAATTTAAAATAGGAGAGTTTAGTTCCTTAATAAATAAATATCAGGCAGAAGTAAATACTAAAATATCAGAACATCAAACTAATGTATCTAGAGAAATACAAAAAGCACAACTATTAAGAAGTACTGAACTATCTGCCTTTGGTCTTAAGATACAAGACGAACTAAATGATTTTCAATCAGATGCATTATCTTATCAAGCTAATATACAAGCTGAATTAGATAAAACACAAAGAGATCTTCAAGCGTTAGTGTCGAAAGCACAAAATGATTTATCTGCAGCACAAGCAACTGCACAATTAGCAACTAGTGTTAGTTTGCAAAATCAATCAGAGAAATCACAAAGATTAATACAGAATGCTATTAAAGATATGGAAAAAGCAATACAAAACAATGCTGCTAAAATCGCTAAGTATAATTCTGAAATACAATCTTATGCTACACAAGTAACTGAAGAAGTACAAAAGTATCAAGCAAGTTTACAAGAAGTTACACAAGATTATAATTGGTTAGCACAACAATACCAAATTACTAAGAATGATTATATAGATTTCTTATCACCATATATTTTAATGAAAGGAGTGCAAAATGAAGTTACAGCAGATGATAGACCAAGTTAAAAAACATCATCCAGATTTAGGTGTAAATGAAATTATACATTTATTAAACCAAGCATCAGATGAATTTTGTGCAAGAACTTTATTGTTAGATGAAGCTACTCAGTTTGAAACTGTAGCTAATCAAAGATATTATGGTTTAAAAGATACTATATTAGAAATTAAATCTGTAGACCTAGAAGATACTGATGGTAATCATGTTACTATTAAAAGATTATTAGGTAGACCTCAATATAGGGATATATCATAATGGCTCACAATACAGAAAATACAATTACTAAGCATAACGTTTTTTGGATAGAAAGAGATTCTATCGGTTTAGCAGAATATGATTCTACTAGGACAGGAAAAAATGCATATACAAGTTTAACTAGTGCATCAACTATTACTTTGTTTTATTATAAAAAAGCAACGCATTTTAATACGTTAGATAATAGTACTGATATGACAGAACAGAGTGAGTTACCACTGCAGTTTCATCAATACTTAGTAGATAGAGTAGTACAACTTGGATATGAACAGAAACCAGAAATGATCCAAATGGCACCATATTTTGAACAAAAATTTGAAAAAGGAATTAAAGAAGGAAAAATGTTTGCTAATCGTGGAAGAGTCAGTGGGATTAGACACGTGAAGCAATCTAGCTTTTAGGAGGAAGCATGGCAAATAAACTAATAATAAGAAATTCGTTAGAACCGCAAATAGAAACGACAGAAGCAGTAGATGGTAAAACATATACTAGTTTTCAGACAGAACAAAATACTGGAAACCAGGGAGGCACATATGAAACTACATTTACAGATGTTAGAGCAATTAAATATGTTGGGGTGGTAGATCAAACTAACGCAGCTGCTTTAACAGATAATCTAGTAGCTTTTGAAGGAAGTGCAACAAGTACAGGAACTGAACCAGGTACTAATGGAGTAAAAGCTTTTTATGTAAAATACGATAGCACTTTAGGTACAGTAGCTAGTGTAACTGTTACATTTGGTTCTCAAGTAATGGCAACATTGTCTGTAGGAGAATCAGTATGTATACCGTTAGTAGCTGGTGCTGTAGCAAGTTGTAAAGTACACGCTGCTGCTTTTCTAAATGATACTAATGAAGCAACGATTACAGTAGTTTTAATAGGAGATTAATAATGGCCAATACTTGGAAAAAAGGAAACTTCGGGTTGGAGTCTTTTAGTTCTATTGGTTCTGGAATGAATGAATTAGTTCAAACATTCTCAGATAACTTAGATGCTAATTTTACAGGTATACCAACTCCTGATGGTAAGGTAGATGAAGCAGTTTTTACTTTAATACCAAGTCCATTAGGTAAGGTTGCTGAACCTACATATGTTGCAATACCTGTTAGTAGTAATGGTAAAGTTCCTGAACCTACATATAGTATGATACCTTTGCCTTTAGGAAAAGTATCTGATCCAACATATACTAATATTCCTCAGCCAAGTGGCAAAGTAAGTGAACCAATATATTCAAATATAGGAGTAAACACATAATGGGTGGTTCATTAACAACTCCAAATAAAATTAAAGACGTTTACACTAAGTTAGTGTTTATAGAAAGTGGCGTCTTAAAATATGACAATGGATCTGCCAATGTTACTATTACTACAGCATCAGGATTTTTATCACCATCAGCTACAGCATTAGCAACAGCTAGAACAATTCATGGAGTATCATTTGACGGTACTGCCAATATAGATTTATCATCACAAATACAGGCTACAGTAGGAGCTATGTTTAGTAGTAATACTGAAACTAATATTACTGTTACCTATCAATCAGGAGATGGCACAATAGATTTAGTAGCACAAGGTGCTATAGATTTATCTGGTACTATTACTGGTAATGATTTTGCTAGATTTACAGATGCTAATACACTTCAAGGATTAAGCGTAGAAGAAACAAGAACTGCTTTAGGTTTAGGTTCTGCAGCGTTACTTGGGACTGCAGCTGTATCAAACGGAGCATCTACATTAGCAACAGGAGATCAAATATATGATTTTGTTGTAGGTCAAAACTATTTAACGGCTCACCCTAATATTAGTGGAGCAAGTTCTTCAGACAATTCTGGAGCTGTATTTATACAAGATATAACCTTAGATAGTAATGGACACATCACTGCATTAGGTACAGCAACAGCATCTACCTTAACTACAGAAGCAGTTCAAGATATTGTAGGTGATATGTTCGATGGTGGAACTGAAACTAGAATAGGTGTTACTTATGATGACCCTAATGCTAAAATAAACTTAGTTGTAGAAGACATGACTGCTAACACAACTTATTCAATACAAGATGGCGAGTTATCTCAAAATAATTTTACAGATGCAGACCATAGTAAATTAAACGCAATAGAAGCGTCAGCTACGGCTGACCAAAGTAACGCAGAAATAAGAACTGCTGTAGAAGCAGCTACTGATTCTAATGTATTCACAGACACAGACCATTCTAAGTTAAACGCAATAGAAGCATCTGCAACAGCAGACCAGACAAATACAGAAATACGCACGGCAGTAGAAGCTGCGTCAGATTCAAATGTATTTACTGATTCTGACCATAGTAAACTAAATGCTATTGAAGC